CCTCGCGGCCTTCGATACCTTCTTGAATACTGTATATACTCTCAGGGTGAAGTCCTCCCATTTTCCCGTATTCAACAATGAACCGGTCCAGATTGCTAACCAGCTCCTCAACCTCTCCCGGCACTGGCAAAGCAGAAGGGCGGCCCTGGCGGACGAGGCGAGCAAAGTTCAATAACTGTGAGTTGCTGCACTCCCAGGCAACGCCTTCGTTGCCGCTTTCGTCTTTAGTGTCGTAGCGGTCAAATCCTGCATCAAAATCAGCGAGATCGATGATTTCTTGATCGCTCAACCCCTCCCCCTGCGCCGGCGCTGGCAGAGCAGCAGGGCCATCGTGGCAGCCGCTGAACCCAGGATGCGCCAGGATCCCCTCGGCCAGCGCAGCAGCGCCTAACACAAAGGTGTCGGAGTGGTTTCGGAGGTCCACTTCCTCGATGATCTCGGCCAACCGCAGGATGTGGCCTACATCGGGCTCTGAATGTCCGGTCAATGCCGTGGCAGCAGCGGCAATAGCACGGGTCTGGGCCCATGCCAACTGCTCGGAGGAATCCAGTGATTCCCATTGGTTGAACTGGTCAGCCTGCGCGTTCCACTGCTCGCGCAGTTCGGGCTCTGAAAATGGGCCGGGTTCAACCTGTCCTGGATTGGAAGACAGGGCAATGATGCGGGGGTCGTTCATCGGTGGTGGTGGTAAGGGACGCCGGAGGTAGATCGGTCCTTGCGCTGGACAGGGAACCCTCCAGTTCGCCCATCCTAAGCCATTGCAGTTTCGTAAGCCAGCACGGCAAGCTAGGGAAACGAAACGCCGAGCCATGCCCCCCGACCTCAGGGCGTTCCTCACCCTCCACGCCACGGTCGGCGCCAGGGATGAGGAGGCCACCCGCCAAGTGCTTCGTGATGTGGCCCTTAACCTGCCAGCCAAGACCGGGGACAAGGTCTGCTCCATGCTGGAGCGGTCTATCGGCACTGGCGCTCGGGTGTGGCTGCAGAGGCTGGCCTGAACCATGGCTGAGCGTACATTCCAATGCCGCCGCCACAGCACCTGCAGGGCATGGATTGAGGAAAGCGCCATTGAATGGCAGGAGGATGGTGGCCAGCGGCGACCATTCTGCGCTCCGGGGATGTGCCCGAAAGGCAAACGGTCGGACACGTCCGATGAACTGCTGGCGCTTCAACTCGATGCCCGCAGGCTCAGGGCGGAAACAAGGGACGCCAAGGCTGCAGCAGAGCGGGCCCTGGCCAAGCTGGAAAGGGTGCAGGATGCGCTGACCACGGCCCTGGAGATTCGAGACATTTTCGATCAGGGCACGATCACCGTGCCGGAGGATCCCGAGAAGGAGGAAGCGGCGCCGATCCTGATGATCAGCGACATCCACTGCGGCCTGGTTGTAAAGCCATCAGCGGTGAATGAACTCAACGAGTTCAACCCTGACATCTTTGATGATCGGCTCGATGCGGTGTTTCGCAATGCCCTCAAGATCATCAACGGCCAGCGCAATACGATGACCATCCGTGAGGGTGTGGTCTGGCTCGGCGGCGACATGATCGAGGGGGAGCTGCACAACGACGCCGTGCAGAATCAAACCCTCACCACCACGCAGCAGATCGTGCGGTGTCAGTTAGCCCTGGTGCGAGGCTTTGATTACCTGCTGGCTCATTCCGATCTAGAGCGGATCATGGTGCCCTGCAACGTGGGCAACCATGACCGGACCACCAAGAAGCAGCAGAGCAACGCTACGGAGAACAGCTTTGCCCATTTGATGTATCACAACCTTAGGCGCCACTACAGGGACCAGCCGCGCCTAGTGTGGCAGATCGCTGATGCCGACTGCCTTTACCTGGATCTATATGACAAGCGGATCAGGTTCTTTCATGGCGATTCGGTAAAATACAACGGTGGCGCCGCTGGCCCACTCTGGAACGTGGACAAGCATGTGAAGAACCTCGACCAGAGCATCCCAGCCGATAACACCTTCCACGGTCACTTCCACACCCTCAGCTTTGGTAGGGCTACCGGCAACGGCAGCCTTCCTGGTTGCGCCCCGTATGGGCACCGCCAGGGATATAGGCCCGAGCGACCGCAGCAGGGGATGCGCTTCCTGCACAGCCATATGGGTTTCGTTGGTTCATTCCCGGTCTTCACCGAGTAACACGTGTCCTATCGGATTGAAGGATCGCAGCTTGTTCCCAAACGTGTCACCAAAAATAGCTTCAGGAGGGAGATCATCAATTCATGGGACGGTGCCTGCGCCTACTGCGGATGCGAGCCCGAGAAGGTAACGCTCGACCACGTGACGGCAAAGGCCAACGGCGGGATGACCGTTAGGGGCAACCTTGTCCCGGCCTGCGCAGAGTGCAACGTGTCAAAGAACCACTGTGACGTGTGGGCCTGGTATCACGCGCAGCCGTTCCATACAGCCGCGAGAGAGGAGCGGATCAGGAGCTGGCTAGCCCAAGCCTGATCACTTCGCCTTCATGCCGCCCTTTGCTGGCTTGCCCTTCTTCGCCATCGCGGGCTTCTGACCCTTGGCAGTGCCCTTGCCTGCCTTGCCCATGGCCATGCCCTTGCCTGCCTTGTCGTTGTACACGGGGAACCCGATCACTAGCTGAGCTTTCCCGGAAACCTGAGCCAGATCGTGCGGCGCCATGGCTATCCCCATCCTCAACAGTTTGTGGCGGATTACCCCACGGGATGATCGCGAGCTGATCCGTGGCTATGCGGGCTGGCCCCTGTCGGTAACAAACCTGACCGAACTGACCTCGATCCTCAACCGGGTGGCAATCACCTCCACTGCTGCTGTTGTGCAGGTGCAACGATGGATCGACGAGATCGAGAACCTGGAGGCGGACTACGCGGATCAGGTGGAGAGCGGCAAGGCACACCTCAACAATGCAGCGAGCTACGAAGGCCCAACCCCTGGCAAGACCCTCAGTCGCGACGACCTGAAGAAGAAGGCCGACGTGTTGGAGTGGGACACCAGCCTGCTGCGGGTCAAGTACGAATCGGGCGGCGCTGGTGGGACGGCCGGCGCCGTGCTCGGCGGACGTTTGGCCGACTTAAAAGGGCGGATATTCCAGACGCTGGGGATCCAACCGGTCGTGGGCGGCGGCAGCGGCATGGCGATGCTGGTGCGTAGCTGATGGCCACCGACTTCGCCCCCTACGCCAACCTGCGGATGCTCTGGGCACCGCCGGGGACGATCACCAGCTTTCGTGCGGGGGTGCCTGCTGCTGGCCCTGCGGTGGTGGTCGAGGCGTTCGCTAAGAGCCAGGGCCGCAGTGAGCAGGACCTGCCGGGGGTAAAGGCAGGGTCGTTGATCCTGGAGGGCTACATCACCCGCTGGGCGCTGCTGGGCTCCGCAAGTTGGCTGGTAGCCGGTGCTTCTCTGAGCTGGGATGAGACGGGCTACAGGCCCGCTGGGATGCTGCCGGGGGCGACGGGGGAAGCGGTGCTCACTGACCTCACCGTGCTGCCCACCCTGGCCGATGGTGCTGAGCAGGGGCAAATAAGGATCCTGGAGCTGAGCCAGCCCTTCGGTGTGGGCGGTATCGGGATCGAGCTACGCGAGGCCCTGGGGGACAAGTTCCGGGCTGCTCTGTCCACCGCGATCTGAACCATGAGCATCCGCGTCGAAACCACCGTTACAGGCCCCGGTCCGGGGGAGCTGAACGGGAAGCTGCAGGAGATCACCCGCAATACCTTTGCCGAGCTGTTCGGGCGGTACCAGGCATCGTTTAACCCCTCGGCCTGGAACTGGCCACGGGAAACGAAGCGCCGCGTGGGGGTCGTTGGGAGCCCGCGCAACATCGTGGACATCGGCACCCTGCGGCAAAGCGGCACCTACACCTTCCCTGACGCCTATTCGATGGAAGCCCGCTGGAGCGCCCAGTACGCCACAGCCGTGCATCAGGGGGCCCGCCTGCGCAATGGCACGATCCTCCCGGCCAGGCCATGGACTGATGCGGTGAGGGGCACCGTGCAGGCACCGGGGATCCCGGTGTTCCCGCTGGGGCAGAGGCTACAGCAGCGGATCCTGAGGGCGGTGGCTGGGTCGTGATGCAGAGCGCTAGATGCCTACCACCACGCGCAGGCCGCCGTCTGAACTGCGCAGGATGAAGTTTCCGCGATTGATTTCGTTCTGCTTTGCCAGTTTGTAAAGAGCTATAGCACGGCGAAAGATTTCACCTCGTGAAAGGCCATGCTCTTGCTCAAGTTCTTCAAAGTCTGCTGCAAGTGCGTATGACATGCGTACAGCAAATCTTGTCGGGGGCTGCTTTGCTTGTCCCATGGTCGGTCGGTGGTGGTGAATGGGTGCCAGGGGAAGGGCGGCGATCTTAGCCTGCCTGCGGTAGCTGGCTGACTTGAGCGGTGATGGTTTTGGTTTCGGGAACCTCTAGCTCTGCTTCTAGCCAGTAACGGTTCTCACCCGGCTCCAACGAGTCGATTGTGTAGCTGTGAAAATTTTCAGAATCGGTAGAATCGGTGCTGCTCCAACCTGCTGATGACCAGTCGCCATTGCAGTCAACTGAAACGGCAATACGGACTTTGACTGTTTTACTCATGGTCAGTCGGTCAGTGGTGGTGAATGGGTGCCAGGTGGGACGCCCCCCGCAGATGGACCCCGCAAGGGCCACCCGGCCCCCGCATCATAAGCCATTGCGCTTCCCTAAGCCACTACGGCAAGCTGGGAAAACACAACCGCAGCACCGTGCCACTTCCCTTTGTCACCGCCCCGGAAGTCAAGGTCGAACAGGTGGGGGATGAGAGCACGGGCATCCTCCAGTTCCCGGTGTTCAATGCCCTGTTGGTGGGGGAGCGCATCCTGCTCGATGAAATCGACTACCAGAGCACGGTGAACGAGCAGACCCACCGCCTAGCAAGCATCATCCGCGAGGCAGACGACCTGCCCGAGGCCACGGCGAACCTTGTGGCGGCCCGCCTGATGGCCAAGCACATCGGCATCCCGGTGGTGCTGGAGCCCCTGGAGGACGCCATCCGGCAGCGGGAGCACCGCCTGATCCGCGACATTGACAACCGCCTCAGCGCCCAGAACGAGGCCCAAGTCACCCGGCTGGTCACCGCCGCGATCGTCTACCGGCTGGGCAAGGTGGATCCCGACTGCGCCAAGTGGACCGACGACGACACCCGCAACCTCACCGAGGGTCTGCGCAACGCCATCTACAGCTTCATGCTGCGCGAGCAACGCGGCGGCGCGGCACCGGCTGATCCCAAGGCCACCCTGCAACTGATGGCCGACAGCCTGGGAAAGCCAAACCTGCCCCAACCGACTGGGGCGCAATCTTCTGGCGCCTGCACGATCTCTGGCCCCACAACCCCGCCTTCGCCCGCGAGCGATTCGCCTGGTGCCCTGAAGCCTTCATCTGGGAAGCGCTCGACCAAGGAACCCGCCTCCTGAGGGAGCGGCTGCACGCGGCAGAACGGCCGATCGCCAACCTCCACGCCTGGTATGCCAGCGCTCACCGGGATCCCGATAAGCGCCGCGAGCCGTTCACAATGGAGGAGTTCTGCTGGTTCCTCCCGCCGAAGGATCAGGACGCTGCCGAGGGACCGCCTGCTGTAGCCGGTGCAGCGATGCTGGCCCTATGCGAGGCAAGGCAGGTGCCAGGCTTTGCGATGGCCTTCTACGACGCCCTGGCCACCGCCGGGGAAGGGACGCCACCGCCCCCACTGCTGGCCCTGCTGGCAGACGATGCCCTACTGCTCGCCCCAGTGGAACATCAGGACGGCTGGCGGGGGCTGCTACTGGCTGAGGAGACTGCAGCGGGACTGGAGCGAACCTTCAGGCTGGCGGATGATTCGCAGCGGCTGGTGACCCTGTTGGTGCCACCCTCTCCCGATGCTGCAGCGCCAGCATGGGCGGCGGCAGATTCATGGCTGCCCATCGTTCAATCTCCCGG